ACGCCCTATATTAGCTAAGTTACCGGTGCCGGTACCCGCGCCAACGGTGGACTTCATGATATTTCCAGCGGCGGTTTTTGAGGCTTCTTTAAGCGCCTCGCCCGTTAAACCAGCCCCCGCACTTGCTCCAGTTCCGGCTAACGCCGAACCAATTCCAGCCCCACCAAACGCGCCAAGACCGGCCAGAAGACCCTTCTTCCAGTCCTTTTCAACGAGACCCGTACCCGCACCAACGAGCAGGGCAGCACTTAGACCGCCCGTGAACGGGGCAAGCACCGCACCAAGCACGGTCGGCAGGATGGACTTCAGGAACCCAGCCTTGGGGAGTCCAGTCTCGGGGTTAATCTCAAGCGACCCCCCATGCGCCATAGCCAGCGACTGCAACCCCTGCACTTCACTGGGGGTCATGTGGACGAGCATGGAGTCATCGCCGCCGCCCCGTGATGCAACGAGGGAGGCAAGACCACCAAGAGGATAATTGCTGTTCATACTTCCCCCACGGGGTCAAGTTTTACGAATAGTATCACTGCTAGGCCTCGTAATTCGATACCCAGTTGACAGTCAGGATGATCGATGGGATGGCTGGAATATTGCCACTTGCCGCTACGTAAGGGATGACTACGTTAGTGTCAGCAGCCTCCCAAGCCAACTCAAAATAGTCATTGGCTTCCAATACCAACATAAAATTCCAAGCGGCCACGATCTCGTTGTTGGGGCCGTCAATGACAATCTTGGTAGCCGAGTCCGGCAGATTGACTCCGTTGATCCGGGGCCAAATGTAGACCGCACTAGCCGAACCGCCAGTCTTGTCTAACTGAGCCGAGAACTGAAAGTTAAAAACCCCAGTCTCATTAACAAATATCTTCGACGTTGGAACGCCGCGAGTAACTTTAAATTCAGAAACAACTGAGTTGTACGTAAACAAATTGACTGTATTGGCTACCGGATTCGTCTGCGTCGTGGTGTCAAAATACGAAGCATGAGGCGTAGGCGAGTTGACCTTGCTTGTCAGGCTTGTAAAGAAAAGTCGTAATACGCTCGACAACTGATCCTGATATTTCCGTTCGTAAGCATTCGGAGCAACAGGAAGACTTGGAGGTACGACACCGCGAGGATTTGCCATCAGCGTCGTCCGTCTGGTCTAATATCAATACGCATCGCGCCTACCTGCCAAGTTTCACCTAGTGCAGTAGAAGCCACACGAAAGGCAACCTGCCTCCCTCTGATGCGGGTATAGACCTGTCCGTTATATTGATCAGCCGCAATCGGAATAGTCGCAGTCACATACGGGCTGCTTGACGAGTTGTACGCCGAGCCTGAGTTCTGCCGAGCCTTGATAGTCAGCAACACATTTGGCGGATTTGGGTTTGGACTCTGTTCTGTCCCTGCCGTCGATCCTGCAAACGTGAGGTCAGGCAAAATACGCCAGACGTAGGCAAAGTTATGTCCCTCGCCAATATCAAAGTCTGACGATTCGATGTATGCCTCAATAGGTTGCGGAGATGGGCCTGAGTCATCATCAAGACCAAACTCTTGCAATAACACTTGGTTTGGCACCCGCAGCGTTACATCTGAGTTGATGACATGACTTGCGGCGGTAGTTTGATTGACTCCACGAATGCAGTTCGGCAGTTCGTTTGGATTATCAATTGATTTGCCGCTGTACGAGATTTGCTCCGAGTCAATCAAAACGGTGCCTGAATCCGGATATGACGAGCCGTTGATCAGAGTAATCGTCGTCTGAGTAGCATTAATGGCAGCATCAAGATAAGAAGACTGAACGCCAAACGCAGCTAGCGGGTATTCACGAAGACTCTGCTCAGACCACGCTGAACGGTTCAATGTACCGTAGTACCAGCTTTGTTCAAGGTAATTATAAATGACGTAGCTATCGTTGACCGTGCTGTTAGCAGACGGGTAGAACCACCAGATCTCGCTGAAACCTTCATTGTGTCCGCAGGCGACCTGCGCCGCTTGAGACATATTAATGTTGTTGAACACGAACGTACGCAACGTACATGGCAGCGTCTCGACACGACCAGTGTAGGCGTAGAACTTATCTCGTCCCATCCAATACGTGACGTTGTTCACAGTTCGCAGACAGTTCTGCGAGATGATGGAAATGTCTTGGTCTAGGAGGTTAAAACTCCACACGAACGGAGGCCCGATGTACTGCATCGAATAGATGGCAGCGTCAGTCCAGACCAGCAATTCTTGACGAGAGTTATCCGATGCAACGATGTACGAGCCGTGCGACAGACGTTGTTCACCAGACTGGTTGGTAACTTCAGGCACCCACTCCCACGGGTTATCTTGGTCAGCCCAACGCACAAGGAGCGGGTCAAAGTCAGTCGTGAAGTCAGTCGGATCGTATGGAGTTGCTCCCATGCAAACCGTGAAGTCGTTAATAGCCGAGTCGATGACCAGATTTACTTCTCGCGGAACATGACGACCGGCGTAGCTAAAGTCCAACGTCAACGTGCCTGATGCAGTCGCAGCGGCAGACAAAGGAACGGTTAAGCCACCAGCCCAAGTTTCAAGAACGTACGCGCCAGCGGGGATGTTTGTTCCGGTTACAACCGAGCCAGTATTGATACCAGTTGCATCAGAGACAGTGATGGTTGTTGCGCCAGATGTAGTTACGCCAACGCTTGAAAATTTAACGACCGTGTTGGCTTTGGTTGAAAGCGTAACTGCCCGTGCCCAAGTCGTCGTGTCACGTTCCCAATAGAAAACTTCTCCGCCACGTTCAGCGAAGATAATGTCGTTACCGTAGTTAAACGCAGACCAGATACGAAGTTGAACGCCTTCTGGAACATTTGACCCCCAGCCACCAGCGCCCCACGGGGGTCCGCCCCAACCTACACCGGTTGTATATACAGCGTTGCCAGCGTTGATATCAAACGTAGCAATTACAGCCGAACCTCCACCCGTAACAGCAGAGACGTTGATAGATGGTGAGAAGATCGTGAATGTGTTGCCGCTAGGTATAGAGACAACTTCATACGGACCATTTATGTACAGAGGCTGACCACCGACAGTCAGCGTAGTCGCACCTGAGAACGATACATACGTGCCAAGCGACAACCCGTGGGCTGTTTTGGAGACAAATATATTTCGAGTATTTGCTTCTGTAGTAAAAGGATTAACAGTCAGACTTGCAGTTGAAGCGGCCGGAGTGATGTCGTTGTAGTCACCGCCTAGTTCTACATAGACCTTCTGGTTGGTCCCAACGAACATCAAATTCAGTCCGTCTGTGGTGACGTAGTTCCAGAGGTATCGGGCAACACCATCATAGGTATCGCCAGTGTCAGAGGAGTTAGTCCAACCACCGATCTTCTGGGCATAGCCAGAACGAAAGCGAACCTTATCGCTGCTGTAGTAACCGCCTTCGTTGGCGTAGTTAGTGGATTCGCGGTTTACGCCAGCGCGGAATTGAAGTTTTTGCAGTGCCATCAGGCAACTCCAGATAGATACAGCGCACGTTCATCGTTACGCCGTTTGACCAGACCCGGCAGCACTCTACCACCCGCCTTTGTCCACTTCAGAAATTCGTCAGCCGCTTCCTCAAAGTCACCCCGGTTGGTCTTCATCCGAAGGGAAGAACGCTGGAGATTGCCAAGACCCACGTTGAAGGCAAAACTGACGAGAGAATCGAAGATTCCTTGATTGCCAACAGTAGCAGGGCAAAGTCGAACCACACCACGCTCAAACCGGCCAAGGTCTTGAGCAAGTATCCGATCCACCTCGTCCATCGTGAGAACCCGGTCCCAGCCTGCGGGTATCGGTAGATCTTTGCGTTCATTAAATGGGGTAGCGGTGTGTTTTGGATCAATCACGTGGCCCACGCCCACCGTCCACAAAAACGCCGGACAGCGGTAAGGCTTAGTCCTCACCCCTTCGTGGTGCTTGATCATCCGGATGGCGGCAGGGCTGACTTTCACTTCTTGCCAAACGCCTGCGTCCCGAACCAGAAGGCGATGATGGAGGACAGAATCAGCATCTCGTCATCCGAGAACACTTCAGCCATCGCAGCGGCAAACGGCACACCCGTGTTGTAGGCGTACCAGACTCCAGCGATGTTGATGGCAACAAGTTCCAACACGAAGATGTAAGTCACGACCGGACGAACACTGGCGCGGAGATTGATCATCCACTGGCTTGCGCCTTTGCCGATTTCCATGTCGTGCTGATACAGGGCTTGGCGTTCCTCACCTGCCGTCTGCGTCTGGATTTGCTCCAACTTGATCTCTTCTACCCGTGCCTGAGCAATGAAGCCACGCTCAGCCAACGCCAACTCGCGCTCCTTTTGGGCAGCAACGAGCGCCAACTCATGCTTCTTGTCCTGCCGGTCTTGGAAAATTTGCAGGATTTTGGGTAGCCCACCTGCCAAGAAAGACAGGAAGGTTGAGATCATTGTCATCATGCGTCTATCCTCCGACCAAACTTCTGAAACCAAAGTTCGCAGTCTTCGGCGTATTTAGTTTTTACATAGCTAACGACTTTCTTAGCCATTTCTTTCTTACCGTCATACGCGCCTTTGTTTTCCCAGCCTATCGGGAAATCATCTAATCCAAGACCCGAAGTCGCTTTTCTCAACTCAGACTCATAATTGTCAAAGTCAAGAGCTACTACTTCCAAATTTCCGTTAAAATATTCAACCTGCGGAGAGAGCAAACCCGCAAAATACGATCGATTATGTCGCTTGTAATAAACGTCTATAAAGTCTTTATAGTCAACGATGTCGTCTCTTGAAAGAACCCTTATTAAATGATCGTTATAAACATACTCTCTAAACATTAATATCCCGCTAATAAATCTTTCGGCGGGATTACGCAAAAAAGAGTAAACCTTATACTGATTTAAGGATGGTTCTAGTTTAAGAGCGTTTCTAGGCGTAATGTGCCTGTCGCCAAACATAACCGCATCTTTAGAGTTCTTTAAAAACTTTCCAGCCGTTGTTGATCCCGTTTTAGGGGGGAACAAGAAAGCTATTTTATGATCTCTAAATACGATCATAGTATGTCAAGGACGCCAAATTTCTTCTGGCTGCACCGGATCAGTCAAAATGGCATCGGCACGCGGCTGAGTCAGCAAATTTTTGCTAACCATCATGTTGACACCGCTAATAGTACGGTTATCCCGTAAATCAACTTTATTAGCCGCGTAAAAACGATCTAGCCAACCTTGCACCTCAACGTCGGTTTTTGCCGCAGTTAAAATGCCGGTGTACTCAGCGTCCGAGAATCTATCAATCATAGCCAGCCGTGTAATTGGTGGATATACCGGAACTGGATCTGGCTCAAACTCAGGCCCAACAAAAACCCACCTGCCGGGATAATATTGGTCTACAAACGCCTGATCAGAGATGATGTTGCGAGTCGAACCGTCAAGTTCAGTTACTGTGTAAATGTTGTTCATGATCCTAAAAATCCTATCATAGCGAAACCACCGCCACCGGCACCGCCACCGCCATAGCCGCTGTTGTAGCCAAGATTAGACGCACCTCCGCCACCGCCGCCTCGGCCTCCTAGACCGCCGTATCCAGCGTTACCATTGACCCCTGAAACGCGAGTGCCACCGCCACCGCCAAAAAGTCCTCCCGAGGTTCTGTTGGTAGGATTGCCAGCCCCGTTAAAACATCCGCCAGCACCGACGCCCGGAGAAGATAAAGTATTTGCCGCATTACCAACTGTAGATTGTCCAATGCCATTATGCGGTAGACCAAAAATAACCGGAGGGCCACTCCAAGCCTGAAGGTTTCCTCCTACGTTAAAACCGTTGCTATCACCATCACCGCCGCCATATTGTGTGACTGAGTA